CCAGAACAAGCCAAGCTATATTTGGTTGAATCTTTAAATAGTAAAATATTTGAAGAAAAATCAAAAGAAAAATCATTTAAATCAATTACTGGTTCTGATCCAGGAATGGGTGCTGCTGCACCCAAACCAAAAGGTAAGAAAAAAGAACCAAATGTATTGTTTGGGGACACTGAAGATTTTAATGTTGCTGGAGTTTCACTAAGTCCAGAAGTTGTTGCAACAGGATTATATGGTGTAGGAAAAGCTGCTGATTACGCAGCGAACTGGCTTGATGCATTTGGTGCACAAAAACTTGGTGGTGTTGCTGCAACAGCTATGAACGCATCCGGTGTTGGTAAGATTCCTGTTCTGGGTAGTGTAGTAGGTGCGATTGGTTCGGGATTAGTTTCCGATGTTCCCGGCGCAGCATCAACACTTTTGAGACAAGTTTCAGATATAAGTGGTGCCAATTGGTTTGATGCAAATATTAAGAAAATTGGTAGAAGTACACAAGAATTGGCTGCACAGGGAGCAGGAAGTCCATGGACTGCTCTTGCAATACCCGGACAAGCAAAATCTGAACGAAAACCATATGATCCAAATAAAGAACAAGATGATGCCATAAAGCAAGCTAAACGTAATGAAGAGATTGCAGCTTTGAGATCTAAGGGTTATAAAATTTCATAACTATTAAAACTACTAAATAATTTACAAGGATTCCTTTTTATGAAAAACACACGCAAGAATAATATTACAGAAGAAAACGCAGCCATGGCCGGATATCCAATGTCCGCTGGTGGCTCAGATAGAGATATGTCAGGAAGAGGATCAATGATTGCATCGCCAATCGTTACCGGTATTCCTGCCGTCATAGCCGGAATTGGTAAACCCGGAGTTCCCGCAACAATGTCTGCTTCAGCTGGAATGGCTGCTGCTCCAAAACAAACTTCTTCTGAGTCTGAAGAAGACACTGAAGAAGTAGAAGAAGATGGCGAAGATGAACCTGTTGAAACCAATGAAGAACTAAAGGCAGAATTTCATGATGCTTTGATTTCTCTTCTTGGCGAAGACGTTTCCCCATCGCTTATCAATCAACTAGAAGCTATCTTTGAAGCAGCAGTTACTGAGCGCGTTGAAACCAAAGTTGCCAAGATTCTAGAAAACGTTGATGGCAATGTAAAGAATTATCTTGATAATGTCACCGAATCTCTAGTTGAGAAGGTTGACGACTATCTAGATTACGTCGTAGAAGAATGGATGACCGACAATGCTGTTGCAGTTGAGCAAGGTGTCAAGACACAAATTGCAGAAAACTTCATCAGCGGTCTAAAGAACCTCTTTGAAAACCACTACATTGACGTTCCTGCCGAAAAGTACAATGTTCTTGATGAACTATATGCTTCAAACCGCGAACTAGAAGCTAAGCTCAATGAAGCCGTTAAGTACAATATGAACCTCAAGAAGGAAGTTTCCTTGACAGAATGCGCAGGCATCTTTGTTGCTGAAACCAGAGAACTTGCAGATACACAAATTGTTAAACTACAAAATCTAATGGAAAATGTAGCTTTCACAAGCCCCGAAGAATACCGCGAAAAGCTAGTTGCTATTCGTGAAAACTACCTAACTCGTTCTCGTCCAGTTTCCTCAAGAAACATTGAACCAGAACAAACTTTCGTTCCCGTCAAACAAACATCAACAAACCTCGTAGAAAACTACGCTGGTGCACTTGGTAGACTCAATAAAAAAGTCTAAACTTTCACTTTACTAAATAATTTTACTCAATTAGGAGATAATAACTACAATGAATTTTCAAGAAAACACACCATATGACATTCTCACAGAAAAGTGGGATCCTGTCTTAAGTCACGAAGCCCTTCCCGCAATCAAAGATGACTATCGCAAGAAAGTCACCGCAGTTCTTTTGGAAAACCAAGAACAAGCTCTTCGCCAACAACATCTTTATGAAGATATGTCTGGTAACGCCAATCTTGGTGGCCCAGCTTCTTCCACCTCTTATAACAACGGCCAAGTTTCTGGTTATGACCCAGTTCTAATCAGCCTTATCCGTCGTTCTATGCCAAATTTGATGGCCTATGATATCTGCGGCGTTCAACCAATGACCGCTCCAACTGGCCTCATCTTTGCTATGCGCGCCAATTACCAATATGCTGGTTCTGGTAAGACTTATGGCGAAGCTGGTTACGTTGAAGCCATGTTCATGGAACCACAAGGTTCTTACGGTGGTTCAGGTTGGACTTTGGGCTCAACCTTTGCCAATTCTAAGGGTGTATCTGCTGGTTACAACTTTGGTACTGGCGTTATTCCTAGCGCTGCAGAACTTCAAAACCTCCGCGCTATCCTAACTTCCAGTGGTGAAGGTATTGGTAACAACCCCCTCATCGCAGGTGCTTGCGGCGCAAGCATTGGTTTGAAGTATACTAATGGTCAATATGCTACATGGAATCAAATGGCATTCAGCATCGACCGCGTTGCTGTACAAGCCAAGACCCGTGCTCTAAGCAGCAACTATACTGTCGAACTTGCCCAAGATCTCAAGGCTGTTCACGGTCTAGATGCCGAAGCAGAGTTGGCTAACCTACTCAGCACCGAAATTCTTGCTGAAATCAACCGTGAAATCGTTAAGACCATTTACTATGTTTCTAAGAATGGTTCACAACAAAACGATCTCACAAGACCGGGAACCTATGATCTTGATGACGATTCAGATGGCCGTTGGTCTGCTGAACGCTTCCGTGGCCTCAGCTTCCAAATCGAGCGCGAGTGCAATGCACTCGCCAAGGAAACCCGCCGTGGTAAGGGTAACTTCATCATCTGCGATAGCGATACCGCAGCCGCCCTTGCTATGTCTGGATTCATGAGCCTAAGCCCTGCTATCTCACCACAAATCAGTGCTGATGATACTCAAAGCACCTTTGCTGGTGTTCTAAGTGGTAAGATCAAGGTTTACATTGATCCATATAGCCCACTCGGTTATAACTTCTTCGTTGCTGGTTATAAGGGTGAATCGCCATATGATGCTGGATTGTTCTACTGCCCATACGTTCCGCTACAAATGGTACGTGCAGTTGATCCAAATACTTTCCAACCTCGTATTGCCTTCAAGACCCGTTATGGTGTAGTTGCTAACCCATATGTTCTCAACAGCAACAACGTCCCAGACGCCGATACTTTGACTGCTGGTCTCAATCAATACTACCGTTTGACTAAGGTTACCAACCTCCACGGTAACACCATCTAATTGATGGGGTCTTGAGAAAAGTAGGAAACCTTTCGAAGTCCTCCCCAGAAATGGGGAGGACTTCTGTTTTGGGATAAATAATTTTATGAGCTGCCATTCAAATCTCAATCCACTTTATAACAGTTATTTTACCTTAGTTTTTGGAAGAGGTACAAAGCAATTTGAATTAAATTGCCAACGAGTCAATCTTCCTGGATGCACAGTACCAGACACTGCACAACCTACAATTTTTGGAACAACAGTACCAGTTCCAACTATGCAATTTAACTATGAAACTTTAAATGTAGAATTTATAGTTGATTCAAGATTGGAAAACTGGAAGAGTTTATATTCGTGGATGCGTAATTTGGCAAATATTGAAAACGACGACCAAAATAATATAAAATATCAAGATTGGCACAGAAGTGCAAATTTAATGATATATGATCCAACCTCAACTTGTACAAATTTAACAGTTACTTTTAAATATATTGTTCCAACAAATTTAAGTGGAGTGATATTTCAAGCAGATAGCGCTGATGCCATTTTGCAAAAAGCAACTTGCAAATTTAAATTTTCATATTATACGTTAAATCCTGATGCCCCCGATGATTTGACAAATCAAGTTTAAAGATAATCTTTAGGATCATCTGACCAGCTCTCAGCTGATTTTGGGTCCCCTTCTGGATTAAAAGGTAGTTTTTTAATCTCAGGATTCATTGTACGGCGTTTCTTTGGCTTGGGTGGACTTGGAGCCTCTTCTTGTGGAGTGTCCATTATAGCCGATTCTGCTTCAGATTCTTCTATTTCCTCAATATCATCATCTTCTATTAAAATTTCAGCAGCCTCAAAACTATCAATCATGTCATTTACAAAATTTACAAAATCTTCATTTGTAAAAAGATCATTTAACATTTGAAGCCCGGCTTCATGGCCAAATTTCATGTCATCTGGCATTGGAGCAATTGTTGTCTTGGAATCAGTCTGCATGGTCATGAAGAATACTTCATACATTTTTTCTAATTCTAATGCTGGAGAACCCATGTAGACTATGACATTTCGTGATAATGAAATTTCATAACCACGTATGTTTGAAAGATAGTTTGTAAGTTTTACGTATTCTATTAGTTCGCTTTTTTCATCACGAACTACATAGGTTTCAATACGAGCAGGTAACTTAATTGAAATTCTATCAGGGTATGCTTCATGTACCATACCAATTATTTCTTCACCTGAAGTAAGCTTAACAACTCGCAATACACCGCCAAAAGAATTCTCGGGAAGTGATTCGGACATATGTATGTCCTCCATTCTCTATTATTTATCTTTTAGGGTGTCCTTTAAAGACATGGAAAAAATCTTAT